TTAAAATAATTCATTTAGGATTGCGATAGAGGAGACTCTTTGCTCAGGTATTACATGGATATATATTTTTCTAGTTAGTGCAGGATCAGAATGACCTAAAAGTTTACTTACAACTTCTGTAGGTATTCCCTTGGAGAAAAGTTGGGTAGCAAAGGTATGTCTTAAAGCATGAAATTTTTTATGAGGGATATTATTTTTTTCTAAAAGGTTGTCCCAAGAATGAGATATGTTAGTTGAATCTAGTAAATTGCCTGTTGAGGAAGTGAATACAAAATCAAATTCATTTTCGGCAAAGGATTCTGGAAACCTAGCTTTATATTCATCTTGCTTTGCTTTAACCTCCTCAAAAATAGAAAGTAGCTTTTCAGGAAAGGATACAGTCCTTATTGATGTTTTAGTCTTTGGAATTTGAACTATATTTTTTCTTACTCTACTTCCATCAGAATCTATTATATAGGTTTTTATAACAGTTCTTTCAATGGATATTGTAAGGTTTTCTTTATCAATATCAGACCAATCCATTCCAAGAAGTTCACCACGTCTTAAGCCAGTGCCAAGAGCAACTAAAATTAATCCCTTTAAGCTATGATCATTAGCAGCTAACTTTAATTTTTCTATTTCTTCACCACTAAAATATTCTAGTTCATCTTCAGTTTCACTTTTAACTTCTCCAGGTATAACTATCTTTTTACCATCACAAGGATTTTTAAGCATATAGCCACCATCCACAGCATAGTTGAAAAATTGTTTCATCAACTTGTTAAGATATTTTATGCTGCTAGTAGTTTTGCCTGAATCATAGAGATTGTTATAGTACCTTTGAATTTGTATAGATTTAATTGTGCCTAATCTCAAGCTGTATAACTCGCTTGTTTCTATGTAATTTCTAAATACACCTTCATAACGTGAAAAGGTGGTAGGCTTGATTTTGTTTGATATTCTCACAACTTCATAAAGCCATGTTTTTATAAGTGTTCCTAGAGTAGTTTTTTCATAGTCATGGTTTAGTCCATTTCCAAGCCCATTCAAATACTCATCTCTTTTTTCTTCAGCATCCTTTTTTGATTTTCCATAGAATTCTTTCCTGATTAATTTTCCATTACTATCCTTTCCTACAGAAGCAGTTATTCTGTAATAGTTTGTTCCATTTTTTGCATAATTGGTTTTAACAGCCATATTATACCTCCTTGGTTTTATTTATATTAAAACCTAATTTCGCTATATTTTTTTTGGAATATAACTAAGCTAGGTTCAAAATAAACTATGTAAGAGTCTAATTGAAGCATAATTCCATACTTTTGTTTGTAATAATCTAGACTATCTTGTAAAAACTCTTCTGTAACACATAAATAGTCAGCCATTTCATAAAGATTACGAGTACCAGCTTCACAGGCTTTTAATATTGAATTAATACCTATTAATCTTTCATAAGCCCATCTTCTAGCTCTTTTTTCTTGTTTAATGCTCTGTATATCCTTTTTGCCAACAATGTCTCCATAGGTTGTATAATGATGCCCAAGCTCCTCAGATAAAATGCAGCTTATCTCTGCATCAGTTTTTAAATTACGGTCAAGTGCAATGACACCATCACTATACAGACCTTTAAGGTCACCTTTAAAATCCATTTCATGAATATAAATATTTTCCTTTTGTACTTCGTCAAATAATTCTTTTGTATGCATTAGTACCTCCAGTTATAAAAGTTACTTCTTCTTATCCTTTTTTGAAAGAACAAATTTTATGAAGTTTTCTATATCTTCTTTATCAGCTTCTGTAAAGTCTTCTCCTTCAAAGTGAGCAGCTATAGTATGAATTCCTGAAGTATCTATTTCAGCTTTTTTATCAGTATCCCATCCCATAAGATATGATGGGGTTGTTTGTAGTATTTTAGCGACAATATCTAGCTTATCAATTCCAAGGTTCTTTATAAATCCTGTTTCATATCTCTGCCAAGTAGATTTACTTATTCCAGTTGCATCCTGCATATCTTGATATGAAAGTCCAAGTTCAATTCTTCTATTCTTAATCCTTTCGATTATCTGTTTGAGTTCATTTTCATTCATTATTTAAACCGCCTTACTCTAACTTTTTAATGTACTGACTATCTTAATTATAAAATATTTTTTCATAAATGCAACAAAAATAATAAAAAACCTAAAAAATATTGCATAAATGACTTGTTTTTTTAAAAAATAGGTTTTATAATGAAGTTGTCCTAAAAATGCAACGAAGGATGGTGAAGGAGTGCAGATTAATAAGATTAAATCCAGAATGACCGAACTTGGATATACTCAGCAAAAATTATCGGATGAGCTTAATATGAGTGTTCAAACTCTTAATGCTAAGTTTAATGGACGGTCTATATTTTCATTGAATGAAGTGATTTCAATAACTAAGATATTAGAACTAGATAATCCGATAGAAATTTTTTTTGATGATATATCCCAAAAATGCAACGAAGAGCATTAGCATACTAAAAATCAAGAGGATAAAAGCAATTAGAGAAGAGGTAATAAAAACACTAAAATGATTAGAAAAGAGGTTTCAGAAATCATGAAAGATATAAAGGTAAATTTTCAATGGGTATCAGCAAAGAAATATGCAGAAACAACAGGTATGCCGTATGGACAAGTTTTAAGCTTATGCAAGAATGGTAAATTAGATTGTGTTGAAACAGAAGGGGGTGGAGTATACAAGCAGTTTTTAATCAAGCTTAGTGTAAATTCAGATATGATACCTAAAAATGATTATCTAGAATTACTTCAAGATTATGCGGCTTTAAAAACTAAGTTGAATAATGTTTTAAACATTTTAAAAGCTCAAGCTTAGAATGGAGAATAGTAATGGAATGCAAGAGTGTTTTATTTAAAGTAGTAGAAATGAAGGTTGATGAAGTACATAGCTTTGAGATTGGACAATCAGTACAAGTAAGCGTCAATGGAAATAGATTTTCACAGAAAATAGTTTCTCGTATAGAAGTTGTCAAACGTGAATTTGATGATAAAGCTAATATTTTTATAGATATATTTATGGGAAATCTTAATCTATGTACAGTTATAGCTAGAGAGGATTATATCTTAGATATTTATGAAGGTAGTTCTTATAAGGACTATGTCTTAAGAAAAGCAGAAGATTTTGATTATAATTAGCAGATAGATTAAAAAGTTAGATTATAAGATAGAATTCCAAGTAGATAGAGAAACACTTGGAAAACTTATACTAGGATTTAAACCCTAGTATAAGACCAACCTAATTAGCTACGATGCTCGCAACATCGTAGCTTCATGATACCAAAAATATGTTAAGAAAACAAGATATAGACTTTATGTTATGAACATGAAGCTTATTAGAAAGAGGACATTATCATGAGCGAATTTCAATATTTTCAGCTTACACATGTGGATTCTTATAGATTTTATCAATTGCCACAGGAATTATATTTGCTTAAAAGATATGCAAACCTTAGCAATGATGCCTGCGTCCTTTATGCTATCTTAAAGGATCGTCTTAGATTATCAGTTGCAAATGGGTGGATAGATGATAGTAATAATATCTATTTTCTATTTAGCCGAGAGCAAGCAGCAGAGCTAATAAGAGTAAGTAAGCCGACCATAATTAAAATATTTAAAGAATTAAGGGAAGTAAATCTTTTATATGAAAAAAACAGAGGAAGAGGTATTCCAAAGATGTTATATCTAGGGATGATTTTAAATGATGGTGAGTATATAAAAACACCAGAGTATATCAATTCATCGAGTAAAGAAATTTTACCTGAGAAGTTAAAAAATTTTACTTCTAGAAGTAAAAAATCTTTACCTCTAGAAGTAAAAAATTTTTACCCTAATAATACTAATATTAATAATACTAATAATATATATATCAAAAACCCTAAAGAAGAAAATGAAAAAGATGATAAAGTTCCTTATGACGAAATAATTAAAATTTATAATAACACTTGTAAATCCCTTCCTATGGTTCTTAAAAAGACTAAAGCAAGGTGTAAGAATATAAAAACCTTTTACTTAGCCTTGGAAAACATGGAAGCTATAAAGACTGTATTTCAGAAAGTAGAAAAAAGCGATTTTCTTTCAGGGAGAAACGGAACATGGACAAACTGTTCTTTTGATTGGATATTGAAAGAAAGTAATTATACAAAGGTCATCGAGGGAAATTATGAAAATAAAAATAACAAAAGTGATTTTACACAGGTAAGACGTAAAGTCGCAGTAGTAGATTAAAAGATAAGGGGAAAACAGCCCATGGAAAACATAAATATACCGAAAAATATAAATGCTGAAATTGAAATTTTGGCTATAATTTTTAACAAAAATAACGCTATATCTGAAATAGAACTTGATACTAATGATTTTTATAAACCAGTGCATCAACAAATTTATACAGCAATGATTGAACTATATAAAGAAGAACAGCCAATTTCAATTGTTAGCGTATATAGCAAAATAGGCGAATTTATAAAAGAAAATGGTGGTATAAGCTATCTAACAAATATCCAGAATACATTTAAAGATAGCCAAATTAAGTATTACGCCAAGCTTGTAAAAGAGTGCAGCAATAAAAGAAAAATAATAAAATTTGCGAAAGAAATGATGGAAAAAGCGTGCCTAGGTAAAGAGAAAGTTGGCGATATTTTAAGCAGTTTTTCGGACAAGGCTATGAAGATAAGTGACAACAATAATAAAAAGCCTAAGCATATTTCAGAGGTTATTATTGAGACCGTTGGAGAAATTGAGGAAGCCTATAATGCAGGTGGAAAGATTACAGGTATGGCTTCAGGAATTAAAAATTTAGATAGATTCCTAAATGGATTTCAAAAAGGTGAATTAGTAACCATAGGGGCTAGACCATCAATGGGTAAAACAGCCTTTGCTTTAGAAATAGCTCAAGGCTTGGCAAAAGAAAACAAAGGTTTATACTTTCAGTTTGAAATGCGTGATACAGATATGGTAAAGCGACTTATAGCAAGAAATACCTTGATTGATGGATATTACATTAACCGAGGAAAACTTAACGATAGCGATTGGAGTAAAATTTCACATAGTGCCAATAACTTAAGTCAAAGAAACCTATGGATTAATGAGGATACAAACTTAACTATCTTTGAAATATTTAATATTGCAAAACAGCAAAAAATGAAACAGGGCTTAGACTTTTTAGTAATAGACCATTTGCTATTAGTGAAGAAAACAAATGAAAACGAAAGATTGGCAATAGCTGAAATTACAAGGCAATGTAAGCTCATGGCAAAGTCATTAAATATATGTGTTATTCTTCTATCTCAATTAAGCAGGGGTGTGGAACTGAGAATAGATAAAAGACCATTGCTATCAGACCTTAAAGAATCAGGTTCAATTGAAGAAGATAGTGATAAAGTCATTCTGTTATATAGGGATGAATATTATAATCCAGACTCAGAAGAAAAAGGCGTGTTAGAGGCTGATACTGCTAAAAATCGTAATGGTAGGGTTGGAGCCTTGAGACTTGCGTTTAATGCAAAATATCAATTTATTTCAGATTTAGAGATATAAAATAAACTTATATTCAGGAGAAAAAGAACATGTTAAAAGTGAAGCATATAAAAAAGTTGTTAGAGAATTTCAATGATGAAGATTATGTTGGCATAGAGGAAAATGAAGAGATATATGAGTGCTATGCCTATGATGATGAACATTGCAGAAAACAAGGACATCCTTGCTTAGTTATTGCAAGGGAATAAAGTATAGGGGGGTAAGCCATGACCCAAAGAGAAGCGAGAAGAAAAGTTGAAAATGATTTAAGGAATTATCCTTATTGGTTGTTAGCAGAGAATGCAGCAGGATTAGGAACACCAACTAGATGGGATATAGTTACAAGTAAATCATTAAATAATAGTGTTGTAGAGAAGATTGCAATTAAAAACGAAGAAATTAATAATAAGATTATGCTGATTGAAGGGGTTCTTGATTTATTAGACAACAGGAGTAAAGCAATAATTGAAAGAAAGTATTTTACTGAAAAAGAGCAGTTTGATTTAGAAGGTATTTTAAAAGAATATTCTATAACGAAAAATACATATTACACAGTGGTAAATAAGTCATTAGACAAATTTGCAGTGGCTTTGAGATATTGCTAAAAAGAGTCCAGAAAATATCGGGAAAAATTAAGGAAAAACTCGGGAAAAAACAGGGAAAATCTCGTTGAAAAATGAGGAACTTATAAATATAATATATATAATGGAATAAAATAGCATGATAAATAAGGTACTAATTGTTTAAGAAATTAAATAATTCAGTGCCTTTTTTATTTATATTGATTTAGGTTATAAATCAACTAACAAATGATAAAACAGAGGGATGTGAAACAAATGTTAAAATCGCCAATAACAAGGCTTGGCGGAAAGTCACGATTAAGAAAAAACATTATTGAAATAATACCAGAGCATACTTGCTACGTTGAATTGTTCTTTGGTGCAGGATGGGTTTATTTTGGTAAGGAACCTTCAAAGGTTGAAGTAATTAATGATATTGATAAAGAATTGATTAACTTATTTAAGATGATGAAATATCATGCTCCAGAAATAGAAAGAATGCTTGAATATGAATTCTCAGGCAGAGATATATTTGAGGAATATAAAAATGTTACTATAGAAAACCTTACAGAGATAAATAGAGCTGTAAGGTTTTTATATTTAATTACTCAAAGTTTTGCAGGAAGAGGTAATAATTATGGCTATGGATCAACAAGACAACCTAGTCAACAGATATTCCACAAAGAAGTCTTGAGTGCTATAAAAGAAAGGCTAAGAAATACTTATGTTGAAAACTTATCCTTCGAGAAGATCATTGATAAGTATGATAGTGAAAACAGTTTTTTCTTTTGTGATCCTCCATATTTTGAAACAGCAGGCTATGGTTTTGAGTTTGGAGAAAAAGAGCATTTACTTTTAAGAGATAAGCTGTCAAAGCTTAATGGAAAATTTTTATTAACTATTAATGACCATGAGAAGGTTAGAGAATGGTATAAGGATTTTAATATAAGGGAGTTGGAAGTAAATTATACTGTATCTAAGGAGCAAAAGGCTAGGGGAAAGTATAAGGAATTAATCATATATAACTATTAGATTATTATGTATAACTAAATATTTATTTTCTAAAAATAGAGCTAGATGGTTTATTTTTATTGAAAATTTGATATAATAAAGATAAGAAAAGCTTAGTGCTGGTAACACTAAGCAATCCTTAGAACATTTATTTTGTTTTAGGGCTATTGGATAAATTAAATAATTAATTTCAGAAATAAGTGCTAATCTTTGTCGGATGGGGCACTTTTTTCTTTGCTTTTAATTTCGATGTTAAGACCAATAAATCTAATTGAAATTTTTATGTAATTAACAAAAAGGTTGTGTGTTAAAACTAGCCTAACAATATAGACAGTAACAATGCTTTTTATAATTAACTCTATCATATCCAATACCACCTCCCAACTATGATGAAATATCACCAATAGTCCAAAGGAGGATAAAACGTTCAAAACCTCCGTAGCCATCCATCTACGGATTATGTTATAACTTAAGTATTATAACATAACTATGTAGTAGAAATATAGTGACTACATTTAGCTTATTAATAGAAACATATGTATAGGTATGGAAGATAAAGTGATTTTGAATAGTAAAATGATAACGGACAATTTTGCAAGTTAGAGATAAAGGTTGTATAGTATGGAAAATGTTATTAAAATACATAGTAAAAAAAGATATAAGGACATCTGATACTTGATGTCTTTATATCTTGAAAAAAAGTATTTATTTATTTTCTATAGCTGCCTAGGGAGGACTTAAGTCCTCAAGGCAGCTTAATACTACTATTTTTTCTTTGAATTTCTAAAGAAATTAAAAAAAATTTTTCTAAGCTTTTTGAATTTCTTTTTATAAGTATTATTTTGTTTAAGTGCTTTTATGATGTGAAAAGAAATAAGTAAAAATATAAATATGAATAAAAGCATAACTATAATTAGAATTACAAAAAGAAATATTAATATTATAATAAATTCAATAGTAGGTATTAAGCTTAAATTAGATAGCATGAATTTCATGATAAAAATCCTCCATATTTAAGCTTTTATTAAAGTATATCAGCAAATAGTTTAAAATGCAATAAAAATAAGCTTAATGGGTATTATTTGAGAGGAATCCTTTGATATTTGCATAAAATCGATTTTTTTAAGCAAATATAATGGTTGACAATTATTTTTATTTGTTTTCTAAAACTTTTATTTTATTGATGGGTACTTTAACAGTGCAATTTAAATATGAGTATATAATAAAGTGGTGATTATATGTGAAAAAAAGACCAGCAAAACCAATAATAATGACACAAAATGTATTAGATATTCAGGACTACCTAAAATACAAAAATGAAAGAGATTATGTTTTATTTGTTCTAGGTGTAACCACTGGATACAGAGCTGGTGATTTAGTGACCTTAAAAGTAAGAGACATAAGGGAAGCCTTAAGAAAAAATGAGTTCACTATTTTAGAAGGTAAAAAGAAAAACTCTAAAAACATAAGGGAACGGAATAGAAAGCCTAGAACTGTTGAGATTATACCAAAGGTAGCTAAATTGCTAAAAGAATATACAAAAGATAGAAAGGACTATGAGTATGTGTTTAAATCACGAAAGGGAGTTAATAAACACATAGGAGTCCAAGCTGTTAGCAACATCTTAAAAGAAGCAGGAGAGTATTTTGGCTTATATGATATAAGTGCTCATAGCATGAGGAAAACCTATGCTTATAAGATATACAATGATAATGACAAAGATATAGTTGCTGTCAAAGAGCTTTTAGGGCATAGAAACATTGAAGAAACAAAACGATATATAGGTTTAGATAGAGAGAAATATCATCAGTACAGTAAGTCTTTAAATGACTTTGTGAGGTGATATTTCTTTTTTTATCTCTATGAATGTTTAAAAAATTACCTTATTAACATTAGAGGTAAGAAATTTAAGACATATAGATGTAGACAAACTTAAAAATGAATGTGTGATTCTCCTATATAATAAAACATTCAAATCAAAAAACACGAACATTAAAGAGTTTGTTTTCATTTGTTTACATAAGAATTTTATAAAAAATGGGGGGATTATTTTTGGCACTTATAGAGAATGTGTCTTTTATCAAAGAGGTCATTAGAAGAATTGACGATAGAAACCATAATGTAGTTTTATTTGATGAAGCTACAGAGGAGAGGATATTAATTGATGATGGTTTGAAAGATAGGATTAAAAAATATTATGAAGATAAAATGTTGGCAATGAAGATTAGAGAGGAGATATAAAATGCTTATAAATATAGAGCCAGTGTATGATTTTTAAAAATTACGCTATCAGAAGTGTTAGATGGACTATAACTAATAAATAATAGTAAAATAGGGGTAATTAAAAATTATGTATTAGGTGGTGCAAATTATGAATGCTAAGGAATTTGTTGAATTATTTTATACAGAAAAAAATGACATGCTTAAACAGTATTTTAACAATCTTAAAAATACTGAAGTTGGATTAAAGATAGAGAGTCTTGGCTTGAACACAGAGCAAATGGAAAGTATCATAAATACAGTTATAACAGATGCTATGTATACAATTTTGTTAGGATTAGATGGTGAAGCTACAATTGGGAATGTCCAACAAACTTATAAATTATATGATGAAGATGATTGTGAAATAACGAATAGTGGAGAAATAGAACAGTATGCATATGAATATTTTCATGAGAATAACTGATTTTGATTTAGACAACAATGGCTAAGGAATGGGCAAAGAAGTTTTATAAAAGCAAAGGATGGATTAATTGTAGAGCTTCATATATCAATGAAAGAAGAGCAATTGATGGTGGCATGTGTGAGGTATGTAAGCAAGAGTTAGGTTACATAGTTCATCACAAGATACTATTAACACCAGAGAATATAAATGATCCAGAGATAGCACTTAATCATAAACACTTAACCTTTGATTGTAAAAGGTGTCACGATAGAGAGGAAGGACATTTCAAAGATAAGATTAAAAATAAATCTTCACCAGTTAAAGAAGATTATAGGTTTAATGATGATGGTCAATTAGTTCCAGCACTCCCCCCTTAAAATAAGGCTAGGGATGGCTGACAGGGTACCGATGGGGGGACAACAATTTTCCTCCGCAGGAAATTTTGAAAAAGGAGGGGGGTATATTTTTGAGTATTTCCGAACAATTAGAAAGAGAAAAGAAAATTAAGCAGGAAACAAACAGAGTTAAAAAGTTATATAAGGATTTTGAAAAAGATAAAGCCAAGGTTTTAGAAGGACTTATCAATGAAGCTGCATTTATGAAAATATCCTTGGAAGAATTAAGATCCGATTTAATTAAAAAGGGACTTACAGAATTATTTGAGCAAGGAGAACAAAGTTTCAATCGTGAAAGACCAGAGGTAAAAATATATACAAGCTTCATGCAGAGATATTCTGGAGTAATGAAGCAGCTTATCGATTTACTTCCACCAGAAATAAAGAAAGAGGAAGCAGATCAGCTGATGGACTTTATTAAAAAAGGAAAATTAAACAAATGACCTACATAGAAGAATACTATAACAAAATTATTTCTGGCGATATTGTTGCTTGTAAAAGAATTATTCAAGTTTACACTATGTTAGTGGATAGGCTTTATAATCCCAAGGATAATTGGGTTTTTGATGAAGAACTTGGCAATAGACCAATTGAATTTATAGAAACCTTTTGTAAACAAGCTCAAGGAGAATTAGGAGCAAGTTTAGAACTACAGTTATTTCAGAAAGCAAAACATCAAGCTGTTTTTGGTTTTGTCGATGAACAAACAAGACTTAGACAATATCAAGAAGTTTTAGATATTAGAGGTCGTAAGAATGGTAAAACCACCGAACTAGCAGCAGACGAATTATATATGCTTGTTGGTGATGGTGAAGGTTCGCCAGAGTGTTACATTATAGCTACAAAATTAGATCAATCTAAAAAAGGTTTTAATGAGTGCTATAAAATGGTGCAACAATCACCTTTATTAAACAAACATCTTAAGAAAAGAAAGTCAGATATTTATTTTGCCAGTAACTTCGGAACTATCCAAGCTTTGGCTTCAAACTCAAATGGACTTGATGGACTAAACTCTCATATGGTCACTATAGATGAATTAGCAGCAATAAAAAATAGAGATATTTATGATTTAATGAAACAATCAATGTCATCTAGAAGACAGCCTTTATTAGATTGTATTACAACTAATGGCTTTGTACGAAACTCTATCTTTGATGCTCAATATGAATATGCTTGCAATGTGCTAGATGGGAAAGTGAAAGATGATAGATTCTTAGCTTTTATATATGAACTTGATGATAGAGACGAATGGGACAAAGAAGAGTGTTGGATAAAAGCAAACCCAGGACTAGGGACGATTAAAAAGTTTGAGTTTCTAAGGGATTGCGTAAATAAAGCTAAATCAGACCCAGCTTTTAAAGCTACGGTAATGGTTAAGGATTTCAACATGAAAGAAAATTCTTCTAGTGCATGGCTTAGATGGGAAGAGCTTAATAACGAAAGTAAATTTGATATTAAAAAAATGGGCTTCCGTTATGGTATCGGTGCTTTTGACTTGGCAGAGACAACGGACTTAGCTTCAGCAAAAGTAATTTGTATGAGACCAGAGGATGAAAATATTTATATTCTATCAATGTACTTTATCCCAGAGGAAAAGCTAAATCAAGAAGAGGACAACAAAGAAGATGATAGTGTTCCTTATAGACTTTGGGAAAAGCAAGGGTTACTAAGAATTTGTGAAGGTAACAAAGTTAATAAGTATCATATCCTCGAATGGTTTAAAGAGATTAGAGATGTTTTTGATATTTATATTCCTTGGATTGGCTATGATCCTTGGCATGTTGACGATAGTTTATTAAAAGCTTACGAAGATGAGTTTGGAAAAGAAACTATGATTAAGGTTAGGCAAGGTGTATATACTTTATCAGCTCCAATGAAAGAATTGAGAGCCGATTTGTGTGCACATAAAGTCATATATAACAATAATCCAATTGATAAATGGTGTCTGTCTAATACAGAAATAAAAACCGATATTAACGCTAATATTCAGCCGATAAAGGGCATGGATAATAGGAAAAGAATTGATGGAGCAGTATCTTTAATTATTGGTTATGTAGTTCTCAAAGATAAAATGATTGAGTATGAAAATATGATTTAGAAGGGGGTGAAGCTTATGGGATTATTTCAAAATATCTTTGGGAATAAAAGCTCTCCACAAAGCACAAACAGATTCGAAATGATAACCGACTATGGAAATGGCTTTTATGGTTGGGATGGCAATTTATATAAAAGTGACATCATTAGATCAGCCATAAGACCAAAGGCACAAGCCATTGGTAAATTAAATCCTAAACATATCCTAAGGTTTAATAATACATTAAAGGTAAATCCTCAGCCATATATTCGATTTTTATTAGAAGAGCCAAACCCTTTTATGACAATGCAGATGATGCTTGAAAAAGTTACAACTCAGCTAATGTTAAATCATAATGCTTTTATCTATATAAAACGTGATGACTTTGGTTATGCCAGCCAAGTATATCCCATTCCTGCCACATCAGTGGAAGCTATAGAAGGAAAGTCAGGGGATTTATTTTTAAAGTTTACCTTTGTAACAGGCAAAAGAATGACAGTACCATATGAGGACATCATTCATTTAAGAAGGGACTTTAATGAAAGTGATTTCTTTGGCGATGCTCCACAGGAAACTTTAAAGAATCTCATGGAAGTTGTAAATACCACAGACCAAGGAATTGTAAAAGCTATTAAAAGTTCAATGGTTATAAAATGGCTTATGAAGTTTAAAAGCGTTATAAGACCAGAAGACAGGGACAAGGAAGTTGAAAAGTTTGTTGATACCTTTTTAAGTATTAGTAAAGGAAAAGGGGTTGCAGCAACAGATCCTAAATATGATTTAGAACAAATAAAAAATGAAAGCTATATACCTAACGCAGCTCAAATGGATAGAAGCGTTGTTAGGATATATAGCTTTTTTAATACCAATGAAAAGATTATACAAAGTAGATTTACAGAGGATGAATGGAACTCTTATTTTGAATCAGAAATAGAGCCACTATCAAAGCAATTAAGTGGAGAGTTTACAAGAAAGATATTTAGCAGAAAAGAACGAGGCTTTGGTAATTCAATAATATTTGAAGCCAACAGTCTGCAATATGCAAGCATGGCAACAAAGCTTAATTTAGTACAAATGGTTGATAGAGGAGCTTTACTACCAAATGAATGGAGAGAGGTTATGAATTTAAGTCCAATTGCAGGTGGAGATAAGCCTATAAGAAGATTAGATACTGATGTTGTAAATGATGTGAAAGGGGGTGATGAGAATAGTGGAAAAGGAGACGAGGCAGTTAATAACTGAAAAAATTGAGGTTAGGGAATTTGGAGAGAGTGAAAAAAAGACTATTGGAGGATATGCTGTTAAATATAATTCTCCAACCTTAATGAGGGATAGATGGGGTGATGAATTCTTAGAGGAAATAGCTTCAGGAGCTTTTGATAAATCCCTGCAAAACAGAAACCAAAAGGCATTATGGAATCATGATACTTCTAAACCTTTAGGGAGTGTATCGGCAGGAACACTTAGATTTAACTCAGATACTTCGGGATTAAACTATGATATTGATTTACCTAACAATACTTATGGTAATGATGCTTATGAAAGCGTAAAACGTGGTGATGTAGATGGTTCATCCTTTGGTTTTATGTGCCTTAATGATGTATGGTCAAAGGTTCAGTTTGAAGGCAGAGAAATCTACAAAAGAAGTATTGTAGAAGCAAATTTATTTGAAGTAAGTCCTTGTACATTCCCAGCCTATGATAGCTCAGAAATGAGCTGTAGAAGTCTAGAAACCTTTAAAGAAGAAACTAAAAAACGTGAAGAACTTAGAAAGAAATTAATAATTCAAACTTTATTATAAAAGAGGAAGGTGTTTTATATATGAAAACATTACAACAAATAATTGCAAGAAAAGCAGAATTAAGAACAATGCTAGAAGAGCCTAAAGCAGATTTAAACGCAATAGAAATTGAATTAAGAGAACTAAACGAAGAACAAGGACAACTTGAAAAAAGAGAAAGGCTTATAAAGGAGGCAGGAGAAATAAACAAAGGTAATACTGGCGAAGTAAGAGAGAATTTTATTATAGGAAATAAAGAAAATTTAGAGGAAAGAGATGATAAGTATTCAAGCCTTGAGTATAGAAAAGCATTTATGAACTATGCAAGGACAGGCGTTATTTCAAATGAATTAAGAGCCGATGCAACTACCATGACAACAGATTTAGGTGCAGTAATTCCTACAACTGTAATGAATGAAATTATACAAAAGCTAAAATCTTATGGGCAAATTTACAGCAGAATAAGAAAAACAGCTTTTAAAGGTGGGGTTAAAATACCAACTGCATCTGTTAAGCCAGTGGCAACATGGAAAGCTGAAGGAACTCTTTCAGATAAACAAAAGAAAACAGTTAAAACCTTTATTGAATTTAGCTATTATAAACTACAATGCAGAATTGCAACAAGCTTAGAAGCTGATACCGTAGCACTTCCAGTATTTGAAGCTACTATAGCAGCAGATATGGCAGAAGCTATTGTTGTGGCAATAGAGCAATCAGTTATCAGTGGATCAGGAACAGGGGAACCAAAGGGAATAATCAAACATACAACAGAAATTCCTAAAGACCAACAAATAACTATAGCTGCAGCAGATATTAGTGATTGGTCAAAGTGGAAAAAGAATGTCTTTGCAAAAATTCCTTTAGCTTATGAAGGTAATGGAATCTGGATCATGACAAAGGCAACCTTTGAAGGATACATTGATGGAATGGTAGATGCAAATGGACAGCCTATCGCAAGAGCAAACTATGGAATAACTGGAGCACCTGTTAGAAGATTCGGAGGGTATGATGTTCTTTGTGTGGAAGCTGATTATATTCCAAATTATGAATCAGCTGTAGCAGGAGATGTTTTTGCAGTATTTGTTGATTTAAGTGAATATATCTTTAATTCAAACTTGCAAATGACTTTGAAAAGATATTTTGACGAAGATACAGATGAATGGATTGATAAGGCAACATTACTTGGGGATGGTAAGTTAAGGGATGCTAATGGGGTGCTTCTTATAAAAAAAGGTACTAATTAGGGGGAATATTGTAAAATAAATAAATAAATTATATAATAATTAAATAAAGTGATTAAAATACCAGTTTTGTGGTAAAGAGCATTTATATGAGGACTAGAAAAAATAATCACTTGATGTAGGAATTAAAAAACAATATAACCATATTAGGGGGTATAGAATGTCCATTAACATCAATGAAATGATAAAAGAGAGACTCGAAAAAGCAGATGATAAAAATCCAATTAAGATATCATATGAGAATAAATTTAGATATTATAATGATTTCCTCGAAATGTTAGATACACTTTATAAAAGTTTAGATTATGATGAAATGAAGGATCTGTTAGATAATAAAATAAGGTTAGCTAGTAAATATAATGAAGCTCAGTATCTTCAAAATGTTTCAGAAATAAATGTGCTATACTACATATTAAGAAAGTATAATAATAGATTTGTATATGAGCCGAAATACAATGGAAATAAAAATCCAGAATGTTGTTTTGAGCATAATGGGAAAATAATTAATATAGAGGTAAAATGTCCTGATTTGACAAAGAGGATAGAAAGCGAGAGACACAATACTTTAAAAATATGTATGCCTGAAAGAATTCCAGAATATAAAACAATAGTGAATGAAGTAAAGGAAATACTAAAACCCAATATATGTAATAATTATATTGATGTTGAAGAACAAAGTAGGCTTGATAATAAACTTAAAGATTATGTTACTGGTGCGTCTGACAAATTTCCAATATCAGATGATACAAATTTCAACATTTTAGCAGTTAGTTTAGATGCAGTATCAGATTTGGATGAATGGTATTCATATATATTTGGTAATGAAGGTGTGTTCACCAATAATTCTTTTGTTCCAGCAGAAAGATATAAGAATCTAGATGCAATTTTACTAACAACATCTATGTGCGGACATAAGCGTTATAGTAAGTTCACTGAGAACGTTTGGTTATTAGAAGAAACAATTAATTTACTATTCTTGGATCCTAAAAAACAGAAAACGGAGACTGGAAAATTTTATTTTGATGATGTAATTACTTTGTTTGGAGATTTAACTGTATCATTTTTAGAATTTCAATTAGATTTAGACAAAAAATCACAAAGTGATTGGGAAAAAGTTAAGAATAATCCTGATTTGCAACAGGCTAAATGGAATGAACAAAAATTAATTAGTGTAATGATGATTTCAGAATTTTTAAATAAACTAAAGGAAGAAAATTGATACTTAGAGATATTGGTGTCATTATGTAAAAAGGAAAATTAACCAATATTATTAAGAAGAGAAGTCTTTACGGCTTCTCTTTTTTCGTTGTAGGAGGATTTTAGATGTCATTAGACAAAATTAAAACATCACTCAGAATCAAAAACAACTCAGAAGAAATGAACACAGAAATAACTGATTTAATTGAAGCTTGCAAAGCTGATTTATTATTAAGTGGAGTTAAAAGAATACCTGATACAGATCCACTAATTCAACAAGCCATAAAACTATATTGCAAAGCAAACTTTGGTTTAGACAATAAAGATAGTGATAGATACAAGCTTTCTTATGAGTCACTTAAACAAAGTTTAGCCTTATGTGGTGATTACAATGTGGAGTGATTTACTTATACTTATTAAACAAAAACATGATTCAGATTCTATTGGTAATAAGAAACCAACACCAACTGATATAAAGACAGAAGTATACTGCAATAAAAAATCTATTTCTAGAGCAGAGTTTTACAATGCCAACTCAACTGGATTAAAGCCTTCAATAGTTTTTGTAGTAAATACCTTTGAATATGAGGGACAGAAAATTGTTGAGTTTGAAAATCAACGCTACAAAGTACTAAGAACTTATGAGCCTTCATTAGATTATACAGAATTAATTTGTGAGAAGGTGTAACTATGGATATAGATATAAGTAGATTAGCAGCAACAATTACAGAAACCATTGGCAGTTATACGGAGGAGATATCGGAAGCTATAGAAGTCGAAGTAAATCAAACCACAAAGGACACTTTAAAAAAGATAAGAGAGACTTCGCCAAGTGATAGAGGTAAATATAAAAAGGGTTTTAAGATAACTAAAATAAAAGAACGTGGGCAAGTTAAAAATGTTATTTGGAATAAAAAATATAGTGGATTAGTTCATTTGTTGGAGTTTGGACATGCTAAAAGAAACGGTGGAAGGGTGCAGGCTGTAAAACACGTAGAGCCAGCTTTTGATTCTGTAGCTGGGGATTTAGAAGATAGGATAAAAAGCATTATTCAAAACGGAGGAAGATAGAATGACACAAGAAGACTTATATAAAAACCTAAAGAGCTTTAATTTTCCTGTTGCCTACGATCATTTTATAGTTGATGATGATAATCCACCTCCATCATTGCCCTTTATAACTTATAGATTTATAGAAGATAATGATTTAATCGCTGACAATACTAATTATTTTGAGATAGGAGTTTATCATATTGAACTATATACAGAGTTTAAAGAGCCTGAGAAAGAAAGGTTATTACAAGATAAATTTAAAGAATTAAAGATACCTTATAGAAAAACAGAAACTTATATTGAGACAGAGAAAATGTATCAAATACTTTATGAAATACAGATTTAGAGGAGTGAAAATATTATGTCAAACAAAGTTAGATATGGATTAAGTAATTTACATATTGCTTTTAGAAAAGCAGATGGAACCTATGAAATACCAATAAAAGTTGAAGGTGTTGTAGGATATTCACCAGAGCCTGCAGGGGATAGCGTGGAATTCTACGCTGACAATAGATTATATTATAGTGCAACAGCAAACAATGGTTATACAGCAGATTTAGAATGTGCCTTGATACCAGATGAAATTTTAGCAAGAATGATTGGAAGTGTAATTGATGCTAATGGTGGATTATTAGAACTTTCTAACGGAGAGCAAGCAGAATTTGCTATTTTAGCACAGGTTGATGGCGATGTTAGAAATAGGAGATTTGTTTATTATTCTTGTAAAGCAAGTAGACCAAAGCAAGAGCATAAGACAACAGAAAAGACAAAAGAGCCAACTACAGAAACCTTAAGTGTGACAATAGCACCTACAATTATTAGTGGTAAATCCGCTGTTAAATATACTTTAGAGTTAAATGATACTAATGCAGAGATATACAATTCATTCTTTGATAAAGTGTATATTGCCGCTTAAAGGATAACGGAGGGACAAGTTTATGAGGACAATACAATTAAATGAAAAGGAAATGGGACTTAAGGCAACTGCTTTAAGTCCTCACCTTTATAAAAAAGATTTTAAGAGAGACATAATGGCTGATATAGCTAAATTTATAGAGGTTGAAAAAACAAAAGAAGATGGATCAAAGGACATTAACTTTGAAGCCTTTGACACTGTAGTGATATTACAACTAGCTTATATAATGAATAAAACATATAAATTTGGTTCAGGCTCAGAGTTTCCTACCTTTGAAAAATGGCTTCAAGAGGATGCAGATGGCTTTGATTTAGAAGTAATGGGAACGATAGTGGAGGAAGCTATAGACGGTTTGTTTCCCAGAGCAAAATCTAGAAATAAGCACCCAGCCACAAAACAGTAGTGATGAGGTATTTGATAAGAACTTTGATATTAGAATACTGGTTATAGCTAAACAAATGAAGCTAACTTTAGAAGAGTTAAATAACTTTTCTATAAGTGAGTTTTTAACCTTTGCAGATATATGGACACAGGATTATAAAGAAGCAAATAATACAACCACAAAGGCAACTCAAGGTGATATTGATAAACAATTCTTTTCATAGAAAGGGGTGATAAATGTGCCAGAAACAATAAAGGGTATTAATGTGACAATTGGAGCAGATACCACAGGTTTATCAAAGGCTCTTGGTGATGTAGATAAAAAATCTAGAGATATTCAAGGGGAATTAAAGCAAGTTCAAAATCTTTTAAAACTTGATCCAAGCAATACAGATTTAATTGTTCAAAAGCAACAGTTATTAGCTGATGCTGTGGAGAATACTAGAAAGAAACTAGCTACTTTAAGGACAGCACAAGAACAAGTAGAAAAGCAATTTCAAAATGGTGATATTACTGCAGGTCAATACAGAGCTTTTCAAAGAGAGCTTGCACAAACAGAGCAGCAAATGCAAAATTATCGAAGTCAATTAAGGCAAACTAGCAAAGAAACTGTTGAAGTAGGTGATAATACAGAAAAAACTAAAGGAATCCTTGGAAAGCTTGGTGAAGTAGCTGGAACTATAGGAGAAAAGATTAAAACAGGTTTAGCAGTTGGAGCTGCAGCTATAGCAGGACTAGGAGCAGCAGGAATAAAAAATAACCTAGATTGGAATAAAAGCGTAGGTAAATTACAAGCAAGTTTAGGATTAACAGGAGAAGAAGCTAGTGAACTTCAAATGAAAGCTGATAAGGTTTGGAAGGATGGCTTTGGTGAAAATTTAGATGAAGCAACTCAAGCTATAATTGCAGTTAAGCAAAGTATGAAAGATTTACCCTTTGGACAGATAGATGAAATAGCAGAAGGAGCTATGACTATTTCTGATGTATTTGGTGAAGATGTTAACAGTGTTATAAATACTACTTCCATAGCAATGAAAAACTTTGGTGTAGGTGGTCAAGAAGCACTTGATTTAATTACCTATGGTTTTCAAAATGGAGGGAATTTCAGTGGTGAATTATTAGATACGGTTAGAGAATATTCTCCACAATTTTCATCCATGGGAATTTCAATGAATCAAGCTATGGGTATTTTAATTAAAGGTGCTCAAGCAGGTGCATTTAATTTAGACAAAGTCGGAGATGCCATGAAAGAGTTTAATATACGTGCTCAGGATGGAAGTACCACCACGCAAGAAGGCTTTGCAATGATTGGTTTAAGTGCAGATCAAATGGGTGCAGCTATTGCTAAAGGGGGAACAGATGCACAAAATGCATTTACTGCAACAATTACAGCTTTAGCAGGAATAAAAGATCCAGTGCAACAAAATGCAGCAGGAGTTGCTTTATTCGGAACTCAGTGGGAAGACTTAAGAGGAAAAGTTGTAACTGCTATGGCAGAAGGTATGCAAGGAGTTGATGGCTTTCAAGGAGCCACAGATAAAGCAAGTCAGGCAATGACAGAAAATAATCCTGCTATGCAATTAGAAAGTGCAATGAGGAAAATGCAAGATGCCATTGCTCCTGCAATGCAGCCATTAGCAGATATTATTTCTCAAGATGTAACTCCTTTCATGGAAATATTAGTAACAAAATTTGCTGAGATAGCACCAAAGATAAAAGATGTTTTAGAAAGTCTAAAAGAATTACCTCAATGGATCAGCGATAATAAAGAAACTGTTGAATTATTAGGAGTAGCCATTGGAGCTGTCACAGCTTTAATTATTGCTTTTAATATCCAACAAGCATTAGCAAGTGCAGGACTTACTTTGTGGGAATGGGTAGCAGGAACAGCCACCATTGCAACAGGGGCATTAAGTACGGCATTTGCTTTTTTAACAAGTCCAATAACATTAATTATATTAGCTATAGCAGCAGTAATAGCTATAGGAATTTTACTCTATAATCATTGGGATGAAATAAAAGCTAAAGCTATAGAATTAGTTCAAAATCTCGTTGCAAAGGTAATTGAGTTAAAAGATAAAATAATAGGAAAAGTAATAGAGCTTAAAGATAAAGCTGTAGAGAAATTTATTGAGCTTAAAGATGGGATAAAAGAAAAGTTTTTAGAAATACTTACAAATTCAGTTCAATTATTTTTAGATATGAAAGAAGGTATCGCAAATAAAGCAACTGAAATAGTTGATTCTGTTAAGCAAAAATTTGAGGATATAGTAGGATTCTTTAAAAGTCTGCCTTCACGATTTCTTGAACTTGGAAGTAATATTATTGATGGTTTAAAACAAGGTATAGAGGATAAAATAGAAGCTGCAAAAAATGTTATATCTAACTTAGCTGATAACCTACCAAGCATAGTGAAAAATATTCTAGGCATACATTCCCCAAGTAGGGTAATGATGCAGTTAGGAGTTTATACAGGGGAAGGTTTAATAAACGGTATAAAATCTACTATGAGCCAGTTAAAAAGACAAAGTGCAGAAATGGCTAATTTAGCTGTACCAAAGATTAACCTACCAGAAACAACACTTCAAGGCATAGGCTCAAGCAGCACAAACAATTATTATACAGTAAATGCACCTAGAGAGTTAGATCCTTATGAAACCTTTAAGGCAATGAGAAAAGCTACAAGATAAATCAATAAATAAAAATGCCCAATATTTATTAGGGCTACAATATGAGCAGGTAAGGAGGTACTCATGGACATAATTACATATACAAATAGTAAAGGGGTGACTATCAATATTAACGATAGTTTCCCCTTTCGCTTTGAAGATATTAATGGAGCAGATAAGGTAGCCAATGAAATAGATGTTATAAAAAACTATAAGCAAGATGGAAAACAGATTACTGGCAGCAGTTTAGGGGAAAGGGAGTTAGTTATTACAGGAACCATTAAAGGTGATGATGTAAACATCTTAGAGGATTTAAAGCGTAGTATGATAAAGATATTTAACCCTAATTTAGAAGGAACATTAACTTATTATATTGGAGGCTTAATAAAATCCATACAATGCAAGCCACAATCAACAGTGGAATTTAAAAATACAGGATTTAAAAACATTAAAAGATTTTCAGTGGAGTTACTATGTGAAGATCCTTATTGGAAAGACATATCAAGCAATATTGCTAGTGCAGGATCATGGACTAAAACTTTTGCATTTCCTTTAGTTATGACTAATTTCAAATTTGGTGTTCAAGCTACTACTCCAACGATTTTAAATAATGTTGGTGACGTAGACACAGGAATGATAATTTACTTTAAAGCTAATGGAAGTGTCACTAATCCCACTTTGATTAATCCAATCAATGGGCAATATATGAAAGTATTAAAGGCTATGGCGGCAGGAGAGGTTATAAAAGTTAATACAAATACAGGACAAAAGAAGATAACTTTCATTCAAAATAACACTGAAACCAATATAACTAATCTTATGGAATACGGCAGCACCTTTCTACAGCTTGAACTTGGAGGAAATCAATTAAAAAGCAGTGCTACAAGTGGCTATACTTATTTAGATGTTGATATAGAATATACTCCTAAATATTTGGGGGTGTAAGCTATGGATTTAAGAATATACGACAGATATTATCAATTTATTGGTGTAGTGGATGTTTTCACGTCTTTAAGATGGACAAGAAAACACTATACAGCAGGGGAATTTGAACTAAAAGTCACAGCTACAGAAAATAATATTAATTTACTTAAGAAAGATAATATGATTTACAAATCTCATACTGAAGCAGCCATTATAGAAACTGTTGAACTAGCAAAGGAAGGTACAAAAGAAGAGATTACAGTTAAAGGGTACATGATAACAGGAGTTTTAAAAATACGCTGTATAGATGGAACTAAAAACTATCTAGGAACTACTTGGACAGCTGAGAAGATAATGTTTGATTTAGTTAACAGTGAATGTATTAACCCAGTTAAACCTCAAAGAGTGATAACTAATTTAGAATTAGGAGTTTTAAATAATTATACTGGAAATGTAAACATGCAAGTATCCTATGATAATTTATTAGATACTATTGAAAGTATTGGCACAGCTAATCAAATAGGTTTTAGAATACAGTGGACAACCGTTAGTAATGTGATGATCTTTAATTGTTATAAAGGTACAAACAGGACTATAAATCAAAAAATATTACCACCAGTAATATTTGATATAGATTACGACAATGTAATTTCTCAAGATTATTATGACAGCGATAGTAATTTGAAGAACTGTGCCATTGTTGCAGGCGAAGGTGAAGGAGCTGTAAGAGCTAAAGTTTATGTAAATGATTATTTAGATGGAAGAAATCGAGTTGAATTATTTTGTGATGCCAAGGATCTGCAAAGAACAAATAATAATGTAACTATGACCGATGTACAATATCAAACAATTTTAACTTCAAGAGGTAATGAAAAGCTTGGAGAATGTCAAGTAATTCAAACCTTTGAAGGACAGATAAATACTAACGCAGGGCTAGAATATAGAGTTGATTATGATCTTGGGGATTGGGTAACAAGACAAGATAAAAAGTGGGGAATTACTCTTGATACTCAAATTACAGAGATAACGGAAGTATACCAAAATAATTCAATGGTACTAGATATAACCTTTGGGAACAACATTCCAACAGAAATACAAAAAATAAAAAGAGAAATTAGGAGAAATTAAAAAATGAGAAGTAAAACTTACTTTTATGATGGAGTTGCCTATAATAGTTCAGATATGGCAGTAGCATTAGCAGGTATTATTACAACAGGTGTAAGTCCTATTGATGAAACAGGAATAGAATCTGATAGTTGCCTGAAGGTACTACAAGCAAGTGCTAGTAATGCAGTTAATGTATACAGTGGAGTTGCATGGATTAACGGACATTACTTTGAACTAACGGATGGAGCAACAGTAACTTTGCAACCTTCAGATGCTACAAGAAATAGAACAGATAGTATAGTTTTAAAAATGGATATAACAGCAAAGACAGTGACTTTAAGAAGTGAAATGGGCAGCTATAGTGGTTCTTTATATGTTCCAGTACGTAATCAATATGTTTGGGAGTTAATATTGGCTCAGGTTTATATTGGAGCAGGAACATCTTTTTATACACAAAGCAATATAACAGATACAAGATATAATCCAAACTTCTGTGGAATTTGTACAACTCCTCAAGGTACACTACAAAGTCAAATTGATGAACTAGGTTCTACAGTTGATATGTGTATAAAAGCGACCGAAGATGTGGCAGCATATACAATAATTCCAAGAAAAACTTATACAGAATTAGAGGTTAAAAAACTAAATGTAACTGATGAAGTAAATCAAGGTATATTCAAAGTATATATGCCTAATAATGCTAGAGTTGCTATTGAAGCAGAAGTTATAGTTTCTACAAGGAATATAAGTGGACAAGGAGCAATACTGGAACAAAGTATTAAATGTGTTGGTTTAACTGATGCCAGTGGCAATGTCTTTGCAAGTAATGGAATCAGTGTTGGAAGTGCAAGTGTTCAAACTTCTGGTGTTACAAGCTATTCAATAACAGCAAGCTTATCTGTAGATTCAGTTAATAAATATGTTGTATTTTCAGTAAAGCCAAATGAAGAGCCACAGGATGTAATTTCAGATATTATTGTAAGAGCAAAAATAACTTATATAGTTGAAGGAGTAATTCAACAGCCAGGAATTACTGTCATATAAAGCATTAGAGAAATCTAGTGCTTTTTTAATATAAAAAATTAATAGAAAAGAGGAATTGAAATGGATAAGTTTATCAATATTAAAACAGGACTTTTCGCAGTAGTTGCAGTGTTTGGAGGAATGTTTAGTGATGTATTAGGTGGATTTGACAAGATATTAATGGCTTTACTTATTTGTATGATTGCAGACTACATAACAGGGTTAATAGTAGCTTTGGTATTTAAAAATTCTACTAAAACAGAAACTGGTGCAGCACAAAGCAAAGCAGGGTTTATTGGTATAGTTAAAAAGATATTTGTATTAATTTTAATTGTAGTAATAAATCAAATCGATATAGTTACAAATACTAATGGTTTTTTAAGAGATGCAGCCATCATGGGTTTTATAGCTAACGAGGTTTTATCTTTGATTGAAAACGCAGGACTTATGGGAATAAAGCTACCAGAAGCAGTAACTAATGCAATAGATGTATTAAAGAATAAAAGTGAAAGTAGAGAGTAGCCTTTTTAGCTGCTCTTTTCTTATGGAGAGGATGAAGTAATATGGTGCCAATTATAAAACAAATAAGCAATTTCAATTATTCGGAAGGCAACAATATAAAATTCATTGTATGCCATTTTACAGGCAATGATAATGACACAGCAAAGAATAATGCTGACTATTTCGGAAGTTGTGACAGAGAGGCTTCAGCACATTATTTTGTTGATAACAATGAAATAAGACAAGTGGTAGAGGAGTATAATGCCAGTTGGCATTGTGGCGATGGCAATGGAGCTTATGGGATAACAAATTATAATTCTATTTCAATTGAAATGTGTGGAGCTAATGGAGATATCTCAGAAACCACAGCAAAGAATGCTAGAAATTTAATAAGACTTCTTATGAAAAAGTATGGTGTTCAAATAGAAAACGTAGTAAGGCATTATGATGCCAGTAGAAAGAATTGTCCAAGTCCTTTTAGCAGCAACAATTGGGCAAGATGGACAGAGTTCAAAAACAAGATAGTTAATGAAGTGGAGGAAGATGAAATGAAGATAAGAATATTCAGTAGAACATGGTACTTAGCACAATACCCAGATGTATTAAAGTCAGGACTTGATCCATATCAACATTATTTAAGCTATGGGAAAAAAGAAGGTAGACAACCACTGCCACCAAAGCCAAAGGATTTTACTGATGCAGGATATTTAATATGTAATACTGATGTTGTTGATGCAATAAATAGAGGGGAGTATGTTAGTGGACTAGATCATTATTATGAGTTTGGGTGGAGAGAGGGTAGAAAGTGGAATTATGTTCAGAATATTAAGGCGGCAACAGTTATTTTGGATCAAAAAGGAGAAGCGTTTTATAGGGTTATTGCGGGGTCTTTTAAGGATAAGAAGAAGGCTGAGAAAAGAATAACCGAATTAAAAAAAGTTGGGTTTAATAGTTTTATAGTAGCATATAATAATTAGATATTTAATGGGTATCAAGTAGGAGAAATCATACTTGATACCCACTTTTTTTTATTGCTTAGGAATTTGAACTTTTTTTGAATCAAAAAAGCACCTATTAAGAGTTTCTAAATCAAATATTTACCGCACGTGTAAGAAAAAAATGAAAAACATACTTGAAACATGTTGTATTTAAGATGGAAATCATTTAGTATATTTTGTTATAATTTAGTATAAGTTTAGGTATATTATAATAAGTTGAAATTATTTGAAATATAATGATATTATAGATATATAAGCATAATAAGTGTATAATCTCAAAAATATTGTGTCTAAATTAAAATATCTAGACTAATAAAAGAGGTATGAAGTTTTTAAGAAGATTTAATTGTAAAAAATATTAAAGTTAATTCCTTGATGAATGATATGAGTTAAGGATATTAAAAACTATAAGGTTGATATACTTTCTAATAAAATTGAAACAATGAAAACAAATAGGTTAGAAAATAAAATTTTATTAAACGATTATGCGATACCTGGAAGAAAGTGGAGTGAAAAACAACATTAATGCTGAAGTTGGATAGATGGTTAATAATCTGGTTTCCGATCGTAAGGTATGTTATAGGTTATGAAAACTCTGCTTTGTGAAGAAAAATATAAGAAAATTTTATATTAGAAAGACGTGTAAAAAAATGAAAATATTTATACAAGTTAAGGTTTTTCCTGCATCAAATGGAGAATGCATTTTAATAAAATTTATAGGAAAGAGAGTTACTAATATATTAATAGATTGTGGTTATGTATCAACATATAAAATTATAAAGGAAGAATTACATAAATTAAAAGAAAATAATGAGAAGTTAGATTTAGTGGTTTTAACACACATAGATAATGATCATATTAATGGAGCTAGATGTATATTTGCAGACTATATAAATGATAGGATATGTGAAATTTCTGAAGTTTGGTACAATGATTATTTTAGTATTTACGATATTGAAAATAATAATAATAGTATAGAGGAATGTGAAGAGGAATTTAAAATTTTACAAACAATTATAAAACAAAAATATCCTAATGATCCAAATCAAAATGAAGAAAACTTTGTAGGATATAAAACAGCAAATATTTTAGTAGATTACCTGCAAAATGAAAAGATATATAAAAAACTTAATAAATCATTTACAAATGGAGTGTTTATAGAAAATAAGCATGAGATAAAAAGCAAGAGAATAAATGATGAAGTGGAACTAATAATATTAGGTCCTAAAAAAGAGATTCTGCAACAATTAGTATATGAATGGAGAAGTTATCTAAAGAAAAAGGGATTTAATAAAGAAATAGTTAAATCAAAAGAAATTGCTAAAGCTTTTGAACTTTTTTATGTAAATAAGGTTGAAAAGATGAATATACAAACAGTTAAGGAAAAACAGTGTTCAGTAGCTACAAAGCTTGAAGAGTTACTAGAATTTAATGAGTGCGATACAGGTTTAGAAAATAGAAGCTCTATTTCATTTATTTTAAAATTTTATGATAAATCCATGCTGTTTTTAGGGGATAGTAGTCCAATTGATTATGATGAAGTATTAGAAAAAATAGGACAAGATATGAAAGATGAAAAATTAAAATTTGATTTAGTTAAAGTATCACATCATGGAAGTAAATACAATATATCAAAAAAGTTTTTTGAT